AAAACTTAACAAATTACTTGGACTTAACGATTTAATTATCTAATATATAATTAATAAATAACATAAATTAATAACTTAACAAAAAAAGAGTACTTAAATGGGACTTAACTTAGACGCCATCAAGGCAAAACTTAACCAATTAAACAAAACCGACGACCGTCGTAACAACCTTTGGAAACCAGAAGCTGGACCAAAAACAAGAGTAAGAATTGTACCTTACGTTCACCGCAAAGACAATCCATTTATAGAATTGTATTTTCACTATGACATTGCCAAACGGTCAATGCTATCTCCAATATCATTTGGTAATGCAGACCCGGTAGTTGAGTTTGCAGAAAAACTAAAAAAGACCGGAGACAAAGACGAATGGTTAATGGGTCGTAAAATTGAACCTAAAATGAGAACTTATGTTCCAGTAATCGTCCGCGGAAAAGAATCTGAAGGGGTTAAATTTTGGGGATTCGGTAAAACAATTTACACTGAATTGCTTTCTATTGTGTCTGATCCAGATTATGGTGATATCACAGATTTAATGAATGGTCGTGACATCGACGTAGAGTTTATTCCTGCAGAAGGCGGCGGATATCCTAAGACTACAATTCGTGTCAAACCTAACACCACATCTGCGACTGATGACAAGGCAATTGCAGAAAAGATCATGAACCAACCTCAGATCACCGACATTTTTCCAGAACCAACTTATGATGAGTTAGAAACAGCTCTTAAAGAATGGATGAATCCGGAAGATGACAGTGCAGACGTCGATACATCATCTAACACCACAGCAAACACATCTGCTAAAACTGAGGGCGCAGCACCAGCTAAGACCGAAGAAAAGAAAACTGATGTAGCTGAAGCATTCAACGATTTATTTAACAAGTAGGAGTCTTTAAATGGCAAAGAAAAAAAGCAAAAGTAAGGACGAACTGGAAGATGCGTTAGCAAACACATTGGCCGATAGTATAAACAAACAGTTTAAAGGTCAAGCGTTAAAGACAGCATTCTTTTTAGATGGCGATGATGATTCGCCAAGCAATGTTACCGAATGGATATCGTCAGGATGTGATGCATTAGACATAGCAATATCGAATCGACCTAATGGAGGATTTCCTGTTGGTAGAATTACCGAAATAACAGGGTTAGAAGCGTCGGGTAAATCATTGTTAGCAGCACACACCTTAGCGGAAACACAAAAGAAAGGCGGACTTGCAGTGTATATAGACACGGAGTCTGCAACTAGTTCGGAATTCTTAACTGCAATCGGTGCCGATTTGAAAACTATGTTATACGTACCTCTTGAAACGATCGAGGAAATTTTTGAAACAATTGAAACTATTGTGGATGGGGTACGTCAATCTGACAAAGACCGATTAGTAACAATTGTAGTAGACTCTATAATGGGGGCATCTACAAAAATTGAATTAGCAGCAGAATATGACAAGGATGGTTATGCAACCTCCAAATCAATTATTTTGTCTAAAGCAATGCGTAAGGTTACCAATTGGATTGCTCGAGAACGAATCTGTTTAATCTTCACCAATCAACTCAGAGTTAAAATGGGCGTGTCATTTGGAGATCAGTGGACAACATCAGGTGGTAAGGCAATTCCTTTCCATGCATCTGTTAGACTGCGATTGAAAAATACCGGTCAAATTAAAGCAACAGTTAATGGTGCAGAGCAGGTAGTAGGTAGCAAGACAAGCGTGCAGGTAGTTAAAAATCGTATGGGTCCACCACATCGTAAGATTGATTATGAAATCTATTATGATAGTGGTATTGACAATTTCGGTGGTTGGTTGAACCTAATGAAGAAATTCAAATTGGTTAAACAAGCAGGAGCATGGTACACATTGGAAGATGTAGATCATGAAACTGGAGAAGTCTTTGGAGAAATGAAATTCCAAAGCAAAGATTTTGTTAGCAAGGTAATGGATAATCCTGCAGCAAAGGAACGGTTATACAAAAGAATCTGCGATGCGTATATCTTTAAATATCAAGCAGGAGTACATGGTGGTATCGATGATGTCATTATAGACGAAACTGTAATTGATGAAGAAGGATAATGAATACGTATCAACGATTATTTAAAGAGTTACAGAAAGAAAAGGAAACGAGCCCGAAGGATGCTAATGATCATATCATGGTATTTGATGGGCTCAATACCTTTATCCGAAGCTTCGGTGCTACACCAGCATACAATGAAGATGGTGACCATATCGGAGGAATAACTGGATTTTTATATTCAGTTGGAAAAACGGTTAGAGATTTCAACCCAAGTAGATGTGTAATTGCATTTGATGGTAGGAATGGAAATACTAAACGAAAAAAGATTTATAAAGATTACAAGGCTAATCGAGCTAATAAAACAAAATTGCGAAGATTTGATCATCATGATTCTAGTATAGAAAATGAGCAACAATCAATGAAACATCAATTTAGTCGATTAATATCATATCTAGATTATTTGCCTGTAACTTTTTTATCAATGGATGGAATCGAAGCAGATGACACCATTGCATATATTGCACAAATGTATACGGAAACATGTAAGAAGATTACTATTGTTTCTACCGATAGAGATTTCTATCAATTAGTTGATGATCGAATCCAAATTTGGTCTCCAATTAAAAAGAAAATGTATGACACCCAAGCAGTTATAGACGAATTTGGAGTACATCCAAATAATATGGTATTATATAGATCATTTACCGGTGATAAGTCAGATAATATACCAGGAGTATCCGGTATAGGTCCAAAGACCATTTTAAAACTTATTCCGGAAATTGTTAATAGCAAACAAGTTACGTTAGAAGAGTTATTTGAAAAGAGTAATACACTTCTAACCGAAACAAAAAAATATCAGAAGATTTTAGATCATCGAGAAACCCTTGAAAAGAATTGGCAACTCATGGACATAAAACTTCTAGATATATCAGCAAATGTATCTTCTAAAATCAGAGGCATAATGGGTGAATCGATATCCGGGTTAAACCGTGCCGAGTTTCAGCGGTTATTCTATGAAGATAAAATGTGGGCAGTAATGAAGAATCTTCCAGATTGGTTGACTCGAACATGGCTTTCATTAGATGCATTTGCAAAACAAACACAGAAATGATTTGATTTTATTTTAATTTTTATTATTATCTATTATGACAGATAAATTAAGTGAATATGGATGGGGCTTTCAAGTAAAAGTATTATCTGCAATGTTTACGGATAGACTATTTTTACAGCAAGTAGCAGATATAATTCAATCGGATTATTTTGAATCAGACGCCAATAGTTGGATAATGGATGTAATATTAATACATTTTAATGAATATAAAGCACCTCCAACTAAAGATGTACTCAAGGTAAAAATTACCGGCATTGAAAATGATATTCTTAAAGCTGCGGTAATGGAGCAGTTAAAAGATGTATTCCGATATATGGAGTCGAGTGACTTGACTTTTGTAAAGGATGAAATTTTAAAATTCTGTAAAAATCAAGAAATCAAGCGTGCCATTATGGATTCTGTTGTATTACTTAAAAATGGTAATTTTGATGAAATTAAAACTAAAATAGACGGCGCAATGAAAGCCGGTGCAGATACCGATATTGGGTTAGATTATAAAACTAGTGTCGCCGCAAGATATGATGAAGCCGCAAGACATACAATTACTACCGGATGGGATGTTATTGATGATTTAATGGATGGTGGATTAGCCGATGGCGAATTGGGTGTAGTAATGGCACCAGCTGGAATCGGTAAATCTTGGCTTCTTATTAATATTGGAGCAAATGCAATTAAAGCAGGACATACCGTTATACATTATACATTAGAATTAAACAAAGAATACGTTGGACAACGATATGATTCGGTATTAACTGGAATTAATGCTCAAAACTTAAAAAATTATCAATCTGATATCCAAGACAAAATGGATAATTTAAAAGGTGAATTAATTATCAAGTATTATCCAACCAAATCGGTTAGTGTAATGGGAATAAAAGCACATTTAGAAAAATCAATCATGTTAGACAAGAAGCCAGCATTGGTAATTGTGGATTATGGTGACTTATTAAAAATTAATACTAAGAAAGATAAACATGAAGCACTTGAAGATTTATATGAAGATCTACGTGGTATGGCTGGCGAATATGAGATACCAGTATGGACTGCATCGCAAGCCGGCAGGAGTGCATTGGAAGAAGATGTAATTGAAGCAGATAAGATTGCATCATCATATGGTAAAGTAATGGTGTCAGATTTCTTAATGTCATTGTCTAGAAAAGTAGAGGACAAAATGTCAGGTACTGGTCGTGGCCATGTTATTAAAAATAGATTTGGTCCGGATGGTGTAACATTGCCGTGTAAAATAAATACTAATAATGGGCAATTTCAATTTTTTGAACCCCAAACTGCCCAAGGAAAACAAACTACACAAGTTATGAAAACTGGGGAAAATATGGTGAAAAAAAATCTTGCGCAAAAGTTCAAGGATTTGGGTGGAACGTTAGGATAGCGTTATATTTATATAAGCAAAACGTCCGGTTGATTCCCGGGCTTTTTTCGTCTAAAAATAAATCGTTAATAAAAAAACAAGGAGATTACAAAACAATGGAGATTTCAAACAAAATTTTGAGTGATATCACAGTATACATGAAGTATGCAAAATATTCCCCGGAGCTCGAACGGCGCGAGACGTGGGATGAATTAGTCGACCGTAACAGAGATATGCACATAAAACGATATCCTAAACTACGTAACGAAATACTAGACGCATATGAATATGTATATGCAAAAAAAGTATTACCGTCAATGAGATCACTGCAATTTGGTGGTAAATCTATAGAAATCTCTCCAAACCGAATTTATAATTGTGCATATCTTCCAATTGACGATTACCGAGCCTTTGGTGAAACTATGTTTTTATTATTAGGCGGAACGGGTGTTGGTTATTCAGTGCAAAAGCACCATATAGAAAAATTGCCAGAAATTCGCAAACCAAATTTAGACAGAACACGACGATTTTTAATTGCGGATTCAATCGAGGGATGGGCAGATGCAGTTAAAGCGTTAGTTAAAAGTTATTTTCAAGGAACTTCTAAATTAAAATTTGACTTCTCAGACATTAGACCAAAAGGGGCTAGGTTAGTAACATCTGGAGGTAAAGCCCCAGGCCCACAACCATTAAAAGAATGCTTAATTAAAGTACAAGGAATATTAGATGCTAAACATGCTGGCGAATTTTTATCGCCGATTGAAGTTCATGACATGGTATGTCACATTGCAGATGCTGTCTTGGCAGGAGGTATTAGGCGTGCAGCACTTATTAGTTTGTTTAGTGCCGACGATGAGGATATGATTGCATGTAAAACTGGTAATTGGTGGGAAACAAATCCACAACGAGGCAGATCTAATAACTCAGCCGCATTAATGCGACATAAATTAACCAAAGGATTTTTTATGGATCTTTGGAAGCGAGTAGAATTGTCTGGAGCAGGTGAGCCGGGTATATATTTAACCAATGACAAAGATTGGGGAACTAATCCATGTTGCGAAATAGCACTTAGACCATTTCAATTCTGTAATTTATGTGAAGTAAATGCATCAGATATTGAATCACAAGAAGATTTCGAAAATCGAGTAAAAGCGGCGGCATTCATTGGTACACTTCAAGCAGGATATACTGAGTTTCATTATTTAAGACCAATTTGGCAAAGAACCACTGAAAAAGATGCATTAATAGGCGTATCAATGACCGGGATAGGCTCTGGTACAGTATTAGGATATGATATGACTAAAGCTGCAGAGATTGTTAAACAAGAGAATGCGAGAGTAGCTAATATATTAGGTATAAATGAATCTGCTAGAACAACCACAGTTAAACCAGCTGGAACTACATCATTAGCATTAGGTACAAGTTCAGGTATCCATGCATGGCACAATGATTATTATGTTAGGAGAGTAAGAGTAGGTAAAAATGAGGCAATATATACATACTTGGCAAACAATCATCCAGAGCTTATAGAAGATGAATATTTTCGTCCTCACGACACTGCAGTTATCAGTATTCCACAAAAAGCACCAGCTGGTGCAATTATGAGAACCGAATCACCATTTGAATTATTAGATAGAATCAAAAAAGTGCATTTAGATTGGGTTAAACCAGGACACCGAACGGGGAACAACACACACAATGTATCTGCAACCGTATCTCTTAAATCGGATGAATGGGACTTAGCAGGCGAATGGATGTGGACTAATCGAAATCATTATAATGGATTATCTGTATTACCATATGATGGTGGTACATATGTTCAAGCTCCATTTGAAGACTGCACTGAATCAAAATACAATGAAATGATGTTGGCACTTAAAGATATAGATTTGTCTAAAATCGTAGAATTATCTGACGATACAGATTTATCAGGAGAATTAGCGTGTGCTGGTGGCGCTTGTGAAATTACATAACCAGAAATTAAATAATTTTATTAACAAAAAAAAGAAGTACAATGAACAAACAAGAGTTATTCGAAACAATGTTGGGTTTATGGAATGAGTTTGAAACTCAGCATAACGGAACAACAAAAAAGTCACAACAACAAGCAAGAAAATCTGTTGGCGAACTTAAAAAACTAGTTACAGATTATAGAAAAGTATCAGTAGCAGAAAGCAAATAAATGATGGTCAATTTGGGATCAGATTGGATTTATCAACAGTACGTAAAGGAGTTTGGAAACAAGCTCCTTTCTACTGATTTTTATTACGAAGATGGTAATCGGGTTATGACTGAATCATACCATACACGTAGAGGTTATTGCTGTGGGAACGGATGTCGACATTGTCCATATCTACCTAAAAATAAAAAGTATGAAAAAACTTTGAAACCCCAATAAAATATATTATATTATTAATAATGAAAGAAGTTATGAAAATAAGAAACATTGAATTAGTTAAAGAAGGCTTTGCTAATGGTGTAGCGACCGGAGGTCCTTTATCAGATCAAGATAAATCTGATATGATTGAAACCGCAGCCCAAGCATTTGGTGCATTTTTAACTGCATTACGTTGTGATTGGCAAAATGACCCAAACTCCGACAATACACCACACCGTGTTGCTAAAGCATATGTAAACGATTTGTGGTCCGGTAGATATAATGGACCTCCTAATATTACTGCATTTCCAAGTGATGGATATGATGGTATGGTATTTGAAGGAGGTATTCCATTGACATCTATGTGTTCACATCATCATCAGACTATTATGGGTAAAGTGCATATAGCATATATACCAGGAAATGATAGTCATGTAATTGGATTAAGTAAATTGAATCGTTTAGTAGAACACTTTGCAAGACGAGGTGCAATTCAAGAACAATTAACTGTTGCAATTCACAATTCAATTGATACAATTATCAATGACAATAAAGGCGTAGCAGTAATGATTGATGCTATGCATAATTGTGTATCTTGTAGAGGAGTTAAACATGGTGGAGCATCAATGAAGACAAGCAAACTGACAGGAGCATTTAAAGATGATGCCTCAACTAGATCAGAATATTATGAATTTGTAAAAGGATATAATGGCTAAATTTACATCAACTAAATTATTTGACGGATATTCAACATGTTTCCGACAATGGAAAGCAACGGATACTCATTGTAGTTATCTTCATGGCTATGCTCTATCATTTCGAGTATGGTTTGAAGGCGAATTAGATCATCGAAATTGGGTGTTTGATTTTGGAGGAATGAAGCGATCTGAAAATAAAATAAATGGATTTGCTCCAAAAGATTATTTTGCATGGTTATTGGATCATACAGTAATCATTGCTAATGATGACCCTGAGTTAGACTCATTCAGAATGATGGATGCTCAAGGTATTATACAACTCAGAGTGATTGACGACACTGGGTGTGAAAAGTTTGCAGAGTTTTTATATAAAGTCATTAATGGATTCTTGCTCAAGGAAACAACCGGCCGTGTAAGAGCTAGTAAAGTAGAAGTTTATGAACACGAAAGAAATTCGGCAAGTTATGAGTAATATTACATATGTATCATTGTATGACTATTTAGGCAGATCGACTTCATCGACTCGCGATGGTATTAGAGTTGCTGAATTAGCAGATCAGAAAGGTATCAAACCAAAATATCAAGTGTTACCAACATCGTGCCAGACAGATAAGTTTAAATCAGTTGCAACGTGGCCAATAGACTTTTTAGATACCATATATAAACGTACGCATCAAGTAGTAGTTCGACAAGATGAATTTATTGAATTGAAACAAAAAGTACAACAATTAGAACAACTAATAAATAAAATAACAAATGTTACCAATAGTAATGTCGGCCCTGCCGATGACCTCCCATTCTAATATGAAACGAATAGACGATTATAATAAAATATTACCGATATTAGAAGTATATCGATGTGTACAAAGTGAAGGAAGCCGTTTTGGTAGACCCACAATTGCAATAAGAACAACCGGATGCACTCACCGATGTTATTTTGGAGAAGGCGGGTGGTGTGATTCTTGGTACACAAGTATACACCCAGAAAAAGGCACTTTTTGTTTTCAAGACATTGTAGACATATATGATGCTAATCCACAAGTTAAAGAAATGATGATTACAGGAGGATCTCCTACTATGCACCCGACTTTAATGAATGAATTAACTTTATTTGCTAGCAAGCGCGGGATTGTAACTACTGTGGAAACAGAAGGCAGTCATTTTATTGAAACTACAATTCCATTTGATTTAGTTTCTTTGTCACCTAAATTTAGTAACAGTGTGCCAGTAATTGGAACTAAAACACCAGCTGGTAAAATAGTAGACGAACGAATGGTTACACAACACAATAAACTTCGTCTCAATCATAACGCTATTCATAAAACTTTAGAATACCATCATGACTATCATTATAAGCCAGTTTGGGATGGTACCGATGAAACATTGAAAGAAATAGAATATTTTCGATTGAAACATAATATCCCAAAAGACAAAACATATATAATGCCGGCTGGAGATACAAGAAAAGAATTAATTAAAATGTATCCTATAATATTCGAAATGGTAGCAGAACATGGTTATAACATGACAGGTAGGGATCATATTATTGCATATGACACAGACCGAGGAGTATAAATTAGAAGCATTAGAATTGCTTAATGAAATCGAAGAGAATATTAATATATGTTGTGCCATAACTATGGAACCAGATGATGTGCTAGCACATATTAATAAGTTACGTATAATAATAAATAATATAACATGAGTCAATTACTATATTTTACAGCACCATGGTGTGGACCATGCAAACTATTAAAACCAAAATTAAATCAATTAACTGTTTCATACAGAACAATTAACATCGATCAGGACATGGATACTGCTAATCGTTACAATGTTAGAAATATTCCTTGCTTTATGCGAATCAATGCAAACGGACAAGAAGTATCAAGAATAGTAGGAAACAGTGTAACTATTGACAACATAAAAAGATTATAATGTACTGGTATAGCACGACAACATATAAAAAACATATTCAACATTATATTAATAAACACATACAAAAAAACTATACAATGGAAAAGGAACAAGTTATGAATTGGAAACCAATGGGCGATCAAGTATTGCTAAAAGTAGAAAAAAAATCAGAAAAGACAAAATCTGGAATTATATTAGTCGACAGGGACATGGCTTTTGTACTTGGAGAAGTAGTAAAGACCGGAGATGGGTTATTTACTCAGACAGGAGCTCGTATACCATTGACTGTTAAAGCCGGAGACACTGTTTATGTGTATAAATCAAATTTAGGCGAAAACAAAGAGATCGTCCTTGATGATGATCAATATATGTTAATTCGGGAATCTGAAATTGCTGTAGTTAATGATTGAATCATTAGGTTGGATTAGCACCATATTAGTATTATGTGGGTATATCTTAAACGCCCGTAATTTGACTAAACTTGCCATGTTTTCTTGGATAATTGGAGATATTGGTTGGGTGAGCTATGACATAATGATAAACAATATTAGTCACATGGTATTGAGTTTTATTATTATTATAATTAATATTTACGGCATATGGAATATATGCAATCTTAAAAAGGAAAAACTTTGGCGTATCAAGCAATAGGTTATGATAAACGTGCTAACATAATGCACGTGTGGGATGATAAATTAGGTCATCAAAAGTTTCCATTTCAACCATATGGTTATTTACCGTCTGAAACTGGGCAATATAAAACATTGGATGGTAAGCGTTTATCTAAAGTTTCTGGGAATCATCGAGACAACTCAAATTCATTCGAATCTGATTTAAATGAAGAAGTTCGTACTCTAATAGATTTATATTATGAAAATGACACCGTGTCTACAGGACATCGAGATTTCTTTTTTGATATTGAAACGGCTAAAGACGAAAATGGATATAGTACTGTGGATGATGTACGAACAGCTATAACATCTATTGCATACTATGATAAAAGTGGTCATGACCGTAGAGTACTAGTATTAGATGAACGGCAACGCATCAAAGATAGCATTATACAAGGCGATGGCTATGTATTAGAAATATTCCGAAGCGAAAAAGAATTACTTACCAGATTTATCAATGCATTTGCGGAAATACAACCTACTGTTATAACTGGTTGGAACACCGACGGCTATGATATTCCATATCTATTAGGAAGATGCAAAAAAGTATTAGGGAATCAATCTATCAAGAAATTATCGCCAGCTGGAATAGTTACACAGAATCCTAAAAGTAAAAAATGGAAGATATTTGGTGTATCGAGTTTAGATTATATTAAACTATATAAAAACTTCACATACTCAGAACTTCCTAATTATAGATTAGATACTGTTGGTAAAACTGAGTTAGGAAGAGGTAAAGTTGAATATGACGGTGATTTAGATGATTTATTTGAACAAGACATTCACAAGTTTGCTTATTATAATATGACTGATGTTGATTTAGTATATGAATTAGACGAAAAGCTTCAACTTATCAATTTAGCCCGGACTATATGCCACAAAGGCCACGTACCATATGAAGATGTGTATTATGCATCTAAATATCTTGATGGTGCAGCAATAGTTGATTTAAAACGGAATGGATACGTAGCTCCTAACAAACAATTCCGATTCATTGATGATGAACACCAAGATGATCTAGCAGGAGCATATGTAATGTTACCTGTTCCTGGATTATACAAATGGATATATGATTTAGATTTAACATCGCTATATCCTAGTATCATAATGAGTTTAAATATATCTCCAGAGACTAAAATTGGTGTTATACAGAATTGGAACCAAGACAGCCTGTTACAAAAAGCCCCAATATCAGTCAATATTAATAATAACGATATACCAGACGTTAAACAATGGTTAACAGACAATAAATATACGGTTGCTAGTAATGGTGCTGTATATGATACTTCTAGAATTGGATTTCTTCCAGCTATTCTTAAAACTTGGTTTAATGAACGTGTTGAATATAAAAATAAGCGAGATGAATATGAGGTTGGGTCAGAAGAGTATAAATTTTACGATGCGTTACAATTAACACAAAAAGTGTTGTTGAATTCATTTTATGGAGTATTAGGACTCAAGACTTTCCGATTCCACGATCTAGACAATGCAGGAGCAATTACGGCAACTGGTCAAAGTGTAATTAAATTTTCTGCAAAAGTAATCAATGCATATTATACTAAAGAGACGGGTAAAGCTCATTTCTTTAATTCTACTAATAAAGGCAGACCATCACCATTCTCATTCTACACAGACACAGATTCTACATTTGTTAGCTCGTTGCCTATCATAGAAAACCGATATCCGGATTATGATGAAAATGACGAGCAGTTCATGATTGAAAAAACCAATGAGGTTGCTTCGGAGATACAAAAACATGTAAATGCAATGTATGATCATTATGCTGATATATTTCACAATACCAAAGAACACAAATTTCAGATAAAGCAAGAATATGTTGCAAAGTCTGGATTATGGATTGATGCCAAGAAACGATATGCACAATGGGTTTTATTTAAAGAAGGCAAACCTACGGATAAAATAGATATTAAAGGTATGGATGTGGTTCGTAGTAGTTTCCCAACGGACTTCAAGAAGATAATGAAAGAAACATTGTGGTACATTCTTAAAGAAAAAGACAAAACTGCAACTTCTGACTTAATATTTAAATTTAAAGACTCTATACAAAATTCTGAAATCTTAAATGTTATGAAAAATACTGGAGTCAAAGAGGTTTCGAAATATATTAAAGGACGTAAGACATTTTCAGGATATATGAAAGGCACTCCGGCTCATGTAAAGTCGGCTATAAACTTCAATGATATGTTAAGCAGATTAAAGTCAGACGAAATAGACATAAAGAATGGTGATAAAATAAAATGGGCATATCTTCGAAACAATCCAATGGGGTTTCAAACCATGGCACTTCGAGGTTACAATGATCCACCCGAAATAGTAGATTTTGTTGAAAAATACATTGACAGACAAAAAATGTTTGAAAGTGATCTTCAAGGTAAACTAGATGATTTCTTTGCGGCAATGAATTGGGGTAAATTACCAGAAAATAATACAGTGAATAAATTCTTTTCATTTGGAAAATAAGAATAAATTTATTATAATAAATAAAAAAGTTATATGTACGGAAAAGATCAATGGCGAGGTAGAGAAGTAGAAGGCCGCTACTCAGATATGATGACTTACTTTATTCGAGATTTAGGTAATGGTATCAATGTAGACATCCTTCAATCGTATCCGCATTATTATTTTACTATTGAATATATGGAATCTGCTAAAAATTCTGATAATTGGCAGAATAAACAAAATTTATATGATCCAATCCGATCGATATTAGACACTACTAATTGTGTAGTAACTATCGAAGCAAATAGTAATGTATTAGAAAATCTTCCACCAGACATATTTAATCGATGCCATGTTATATATCGTATTCAAGACGAATCATTGCAAAAGCTCAAAGACACAGACACATTCAGTGTAGATGCTGGTTGGTATCGTGTTCATCAAGTTACTAAATGCAATATGATGGAAATAAAGCCAGATAACTATAAATTTGATGAAGACGTATAATGAGTAAGTGTCCATATACAAATTTTAAAGAGCGCGTATTAGATTATATCAATATATTAAGAACTCCTAGAGAAGAATATGGAAATATGCCACCATGTCCATTT